TTGTCTGATGCCTCTTGAGTATCGGACACGATCCAGGACTTACTGAAGATCTGCGTGTGGTTCTTAAGTCGAGACGGCGGAGTTGTGGCTGAGAACGAAAACTCGTTGCCTTCTGGGTGGATATTAGCGGCGGGCGTAGCAAGCACGTCCGTTTCCCAATTCGGCTCAACCGAAGAGATTTTGGTCTTCTTGATCATCGAGTAAATCGGGGTGTCCTCTGGAGTAATGCGTGACACTACATCAGATAGCGATTCTCGATTACCAACAGCATTGGCTGTGGTAAAGGTGTTAGCTAGCTTAGCCATTCGTTTAGTCCTTTAATGCTGGTCAATAAAAGTCCGTTTCCATTGCGTCTTCCATTGATCCTGAGTTGCGTAATCGCTTCATGGCATCAGATTGGCCCCGTCCAGGTCTTACCGCCTTTCCAGTCTTTGGCATTGGCTTGGCAACACGACGTTTAGCATTCTTCCGGTTCGCGTCGGATTTCATGCCAATAGCGGCAAAGTGAACGAGCTTTTTAACCCGGTGATCAAGCGACTGCTCAAACTCCTGGTCTGAAAAGCCGAATTCCTTAGCCGTCGCCTTGATGCTTTCGTTGAGCTTATCGAGTTCGCCCGGCTTTCGAAGGAATGGCAAAACTTGGGTTAGCTTGCCATCTTCTATTCGCCGTGTTTGCTCGATCTCTTCAGTCCCTAATGCCTGATTGTCCGACAATGCGACTTCTTTTTGCCCCATAACCGCTCTAAGCTCGCCAAGCGCTTGGTTGCGCATGACTGTTTGATATTGATGCTCAGCAGGGTTAGTACGCAATAAAGAAATGTCTGGCTCAGGTGGCAGGATACTCTGCACAAAGCCCAAAATGCCATCATACGATGATTGTAGTTTGTTTAGTTCTTCGCCGTATTTACCCTTAAGCTCAGATACAGCCTTGCGTTCGTCAGCAAGCTCCATCGTCTTAGTGGTGTAATCCTGCTTTCTAAGGTAGCCGTCCGAAAGCTCTGCTAAGCTAACCTCTTGGCCGTCCTTTAACTGGATAACGGCTTCTTGCTCGTCGTCTTCCTCTTCGTCGCCTTGGCCGTCTTCTTCGGCTGGCTCCTCTGATTCTTCCTGAGCTTCCTCTTGACCAGTCTCTTCGTTGTCTTCCTCGTCCTCTAGATTGTCCGCGTGGGATTCCAGATCTCCAAAGTCGTCTTCAAAGATTTCACTGTCCTGGTTACCAAGATCAAATTCTTCTTCCATCTCTCAACTTTCCGTTGGTGGCCTCAAACACGAGGCTTAGGTTTCGGGTTGTCTTTGCCCTCTGCTAGAGAGGTAAGATCCCTCGTAATTTCTCTAATTGCTCTAACCTTAAGAACCGCGATATCGTGCTTATCTGAGCGCAGATCGTGACTATTGATTATAGCCTCTGTCGCGGTCTTCTCATGGTTAGCCAAAAGTGTGATTAAGTCGCTGTCAGCCAAAAGACGCTTCGCTGCGCCCACTGTTATTGGTCTTGTGGTAGAGTGCTGCATATTTGTATGCCATTTCATCGTCGTGTTTCTTGGTATCGAGCTGGATCTTCAGCACGTTGATCTCAAGGTCTTTTTCAGACTTAAGGGTCTCTATTGCGATAGCGTTCTGTTGGGCTGCATCTTGAACCTTAAGATCCGCAACCATTTGTGCGTTTTCAACCTGGGTTCTAGCGTCGGCCTTCATTTGCTCAATCTGAGTAGTCGCCATAAGCTTCATCTGGGCCTCAGATGGACCTTCTTGCTTAGGCGGTGCATTTGGATCTGGCTTCTTGAAGTAAGGTTCAACAGAAGGGAGGCCTAATAGCTCAACCATCTTCTCAAGCGTGTTGTAGAGCTGCTCCATGCCAACCAATGGATTTTCGGGGGCCGCTAACATGATTTCTTTTTGCATGTTGTACAGGGATAAAAGAGCCGTCTGGTCCTTCTCCTTGCTGCCTGCACCAAGACCAACGTTAATCTTTGCCTTGAGGTCGCTATCCCATTCACTAGGAGTAAATGAGCGCCAATCGCCTTTAATCTTGCTGTCAACGCTCCCTTCAGTGTGAGCAATGACTAGCTTAAGCAGGCCCTCAAAAGCTTTCTCAATGCCGCCTTCTGCCAATGTCGCGACCATCATTTCAGACTGAGACAAGCCAGCTTGATTGAGAATATTAGCCGTTGTCGCTGCCATTCCCTGGAATGCGTCAGGTGCTAAGCCCGCTGAATCATCAGTTACGCCCGTTACTTGCCTAACCTGATCAGAGATGAATTCCATCATGGGGAAAGACTTGTCAGCAACAAATGGAGTTACGCGCCATTGAACCGCGTCCTCTATTCTTGCCCCAGAGTTAAGCTCTATTGGCTCACCAATGCTTGGATTGATTACAGCCTCTGCGCCCTCTCTCGTTAATCGAGTGGGATCGTATGCGGCCTGCGGGTTGTTTGTGGCGTAAAGGTTATTAAGCGTCTCTCTCAGCAGAGTTGTATTAACTCGCTGATAAGGCACAACGTCCTCAGCAAGAGACCTACCTTCGAAGTTATGCGCTGTGCGTTCGATCACAACAGCGGAATAAGGAGCCTCTTCGACCTCCTCTTGCTCAAGGATTAAATGTGCGTCTTTGGTCTCTTCGCTGCTATTCTCAGCAATAACGATCTTGTGCGTTTCTGATATGCCATCATCATCAAGATCAAGTTTGACATAGACCTCATAGACAGCAACGACTTCTTCAGACTTCCCGCCTTCGTGGTTATAGTCTCCGGTGTGATCGTCGCCTTTTCGTTCTTCGTCGTCCCCTGTCTCATTTGTTTTAGAAAAGACGGGAATCGATTTGACGATCTCTTTGTCATAGCCGCGATTAACAAGCTCTGAGCGAGTGATATTAAGGCACTCACCGACCAAGGCTGACTCTTCAATCGATTTAGCTTCTGGCATGATAAGGAAGTTACCACGCTCAACAGCCTCAAGCTTAATGTCGGTCTTTGTGACTGATTGTGTCCACTGAGCACTATAAACATCTGGAACGCCTTCAACTGGCTCAACCTCTGTTATATCTGCGCCGTCTGCTTCAATGTCCGCCAGCATGTCAGCGGTGACTTCTTGGGAGAAGTGCTTTTGCTCTTTACTCTGATAGGCGGCCCATTTGAGAATGCCAGTCTTAACTACAGCGGCATCAAAGCAAGCGTCATAGATAGCCTGCTTGACGTTAGACTCTTTGACAACGACGTTGTTAACGTAGTCCGTGGCGTCTTTCGCCATCTGCTCAGTCTCAGGCCCAAGCGGCGCATAATCCACAATCTTCTGACCACGGATAAGATTGCGCTGTATGGACGGCATTATGTCTTTAATGACCGCCCGCACTTCATTAGTAACTGCCGCTGACTCTCCCTCATCTGTGGGCATGTCACTAAGGTCGCAATCGTAATACTTTAGCGCAGTATCTCGCTCTGCTTTCTGCTCTTCGCTGTGAGATTCCGCCTGTTTAATCAGATGGAATACGAGCCGACCAAGCTGGTCTTCATTTTCTATCTCGTTTTCCATTAAACTCTCTTTTTCGGCTTCCAAGCAGTCCGTGGCCGGTTAGTCGGCGCGATCTTGCTATCGACAAATGTCATAAATGCGTCTGCTGCGTGTGAGTGGTCGTCGTGTCGTGGGTGTGAGCGCCAAACACCAAGTTTTTCGTCCCAGTCTTTAGAATAGCTCTCCAAGTGCGCCAGACCTTCCGCCGTCGCTGCCTCGTCAAACTCACATTGTGGTAGTATCGTTCTCGCCGCCTCAATGGTGTTAACCTTATCAAGCGTTCTAGGGACCACTTCGAAGTTAAAACCCAGATCAAGAGCTATCTGGCGGATTGAATCAGCCATGACGCCCATTTGCCTGTGCTCTATGTCATGTGGGCCAAAGTGACGGCCAAACACTGCGCCATGGGTGACTGACCAAGCATTGAGCCACTTGATATAGTGAGCGATCCCTTCGCCTGAGCTTTCGTAGTATCCAATAAATCTGTGATTTCCGGCTATTAACTGATGAAGCCAAATCACCGTCATGTCATTCATGCCTAGATCCCAGAACGTATTAACCGGCGTCCTCGGGTCTATTGTGGCCTCTCCTATTCGGCCTCTTTCTCTCAGGCCGTGGATCTGCTTAGCGAAGTAAGCGCCGTCCCTAACCGCCTGGAATGCCTCTTCAGGGTCAGAAGGGTATTCCTTAAGCATGTCCTCGCCCTGCTCTAGCTTCTTTAGAGCGTACCAACGTTTCTGGCCTTCTGTCAGCTTAACGCCCCTTGTCGCCAGCTTCTCGAAGTATTCCTCATCCTTTGCAGTCAATGTAACAGGGCTATCTGTTGTGTATTCTGGAGCGTCAAACCAAGCGTAGAAATGAAGCTTCCACTCCATGTCGTGCGGCTCGCGATCAATGACCTTTTGAGCGCCCAACACTTTATCGTGAAAGTCGCCGCCTCTACCCTCAGCTGTGCTTTCAATGAAACCTAACTGCTTTTGAGCTAGGGTATTCAAAGCACCGGACTTAACCTCTTTGGCTTTGTCTGGCCTTTGTGCGCAGATCCTTCCGTATTCCGATATATGCAGAAAGTTCTTCGTTCCTGATCGAAGCGACACACCAACCTCAACCCAGCTACCATTATTGAAATGGATCTCTGAGGCGTTCTTTTTCTCAACGGGGCGGACACTCTTAAGCTCTTCAGGCAATTTCTTGTAAGCAAACTTAATGCGGTCCAAGAGGTTCGAGGAATTGTCTAAGCTATCAGCGATCAGGCCAGCTGCGAAGTTACTGTTGAACAAGCAGCAATCTAGAGCCAGCAACAGGATTAAGGTGCTAAACCCTAACTGTCTGGCCTTAAGCACAATGTTTAGATAGTGCAGATCGTCTAGAAGCTTCTCTTGAGCCTCGTTCATCTTGAACTTTACGACAGCGCCGTATTTGTCCTCAATGTAGTAAAGATTGTTAAGCCGCCACTTCCTGTTACTCCATAAAGCAACAAGCTCAGGCGTTACTTCACTTTGATCTAGTGGCACCGTCTACCTGGCCCATTAGGCTTAAAAGGCTATCTCCTGCCTCGTGGGTAACGTCAGCTTCAAGCTGTACCGCTTGCAGATCTGGTAAAACCTTGTTTAACAAAGCCTTAGCGCAACTAACTTGAGTGTTCGTCATCTCCACTTCACCATTAACGCACTTAACCATCCTATTGATAAGCTGAGCCGCTTGAATTTTGTTCCTTGTGTCCTGGTCGTGGAAAATAGCTTTCTTACGAGCCGCCATGTTTTATTCAGGCCTTAGCCTGCTCCTATTGAAAGGGTGGGTAAACGCAAAAGCCCCCGCTCAATTAAGGACGAGGGCATTTAACAGCCGGGGTGATGGCTGATCCCGCGCCACGAATAGCGAAGGGAGGATTAATTGCTGATCTTTCGGCTACCCGCATCAGTTACGAGTTAACAACATCAATTACGATGGAAGCCACTTAAGCACACCTTTGGTGAACATAGCAACTTAACTACTCCTTTTTGTAAACAATGTAAAGGCGGAACTGAATTTGAAGACTGGTGCAGATGGTAGAACACGGCGCTGCTCCTTCTTCTCGCAAAGCAATTGGAAGCGTTGTAGACATCCTGTCAACTCTAAAAGCTCACGGGCCTTATTTTTGGCTTCCGCCAGCTTTTCTTGAACAACTTCTTCGACATGAGCGTCGAAGTCCGGCTTATCCATAGTTTCAAATATTTCAGAGTTGGGCCATGTCCGCCCAGCAACAACCACTTCTCCGTCAGCATCTAATTCATCCCTAATACGCTGCTCAAAGTAATCCCTCATAACCTATCCTTCGCATCATTTAAGCGGATTTCACCGGACATGAGTTTTGGTAAAAGGAGATCGCGAATTTCTGCGAGAGTTCGGTGAAATCATCAATCCTCGCACAAGAACTGC